TATGTTTTTAAGTTGACCTATGTATATTCTCAAGGTGGACAACATCCATTCTTGAATAAGATTAAACCGTGTGCTCTGACAAACTTTAATGTTGACTATACTCCAGATGGAAGTTATGCAACATATACAGATGGATCAATGACTTCATATACAGTATCAATGCAGTTCTCAGAAATTGCTCCAATCTATGAAGATGATTATAAAGACACCGACAACGATATGGGTTACTAAAAATGGCAAGACCTTACTTTAGACAAGTACCAAACTTTGAATATGTTAATCGTAATGCAGATAATCTTGACATATCAAATTACATTGAAGTAAAGAACCTTTTCAAAAAAGGAAAACTTCGTCCTGACATTTTCGGCAATCTAAACTTCTTTACAAAGTATAAGATTATTGGGGACGAAAGACCAGATAATGTTGCATACAAACTCTACAATGATTCTACATTAGATTGGGTAGTTCTTCTCTCAAATAATATTCTTAATGTTCAAACTGAGTGGCCATTACCCCAGACATCTTTTGATCAAATACTCTTGGAAAAGTATGGATCCTATGAAACTCTATACTCTGGAGTTCATCATTATGAAACAGTAGAAGTCAAAAACTCCAGAGGTATTACTGTTCTTCCTGGTGGACTTAAAACTCCAAATACTTGGAGAACAAATGGAAACTTTATTCAAGTAACTAAAACATCAATCAATCAAATCTTTGCTGGAAGTGCAGGAGTTGCTTCCACAACTGTTACCGTAACAATGAATAATGGTATTCAAGGTTTAAGAGTTGGTGATCAAGTATCAATCAATAATGTAACAGAGTCAGTATTTAATGGAAAATTTGTAGTGACTTCAGTAATAGCACCATCTAATGATATTGCTGTGGTATTTACTTATGAATTATCATCTACCCCATCAGTTGCAAATCCAACAGTCAATGGAACTGAAGAAGTTTTATTTACCATTGAAGGAAACCTTGGTGTGGGTAATGCATATTATTACGAATATTATGATGATGGTCTTGGTTATTATGTGACTTTACCATCCACAGAGGTAGTAACAGCAGTTACAAACTATCAATATGAATCTGAAATAGAGGATAATAAGAGAAATATTTTTACACTTAAACCACAGTATCTCAATGTAGTCTTTAATGATCTCGATGATATTATGCCATACAAAAAAGGTAGCACTCAGTATGTGAATGCTACCTTAAAGAAAGGAGATAATATCAGACTGTTTGAATAATCAGTCTTCTGCCAACCTCTGGAAATAACTCAGAGCATCATCCTCATCCTCATCAGACTTAGAGGAACTCAAGTTGTTGAGTTGAGCACTTAGGTCTTCGGGAAGTTCAGACTTCTGTGAACGTGAGGAGAAGTCAGGAGTATACGAACCACGATCATTATCTTCTTCATCAACCTCTTCGTCCAAACGAGGACGTGGTGCAGGTTTCTGACCCAGAACATACTTCAGACGCTTTTCAAGATCTTCATAGGACTTGAACTGGTCGGGAGCAACAATAGCAGAGAGAGAATACTCTTTCTTCCACAGTGCTTCCAGAGCATCATCGTCATCCAACAGTGCAGAAGAACGATCAAACTCAGACTTGTCGTAGTTCCAGTAACCTTCAACCTTACGGATCTTCAAACGGAAGTTAGCACCAGCCCAGAAGTCAAAAGGATTGATGGGTTCTTCATCTTCAAATTCAGGTTGCATTGCATTCAGAATCTTATCAAAGATCTTCTTGCCGAACTTGAACAGAAAGACTTTACCTTCGTTCTCAGGATGTGCAGGATCCTTTACAACATAGATATTGCTGTAGTAAGACAGTTTGCGTTTCTGCTTACGCACAGTTTCCTTATCTTTTTCAGTACCACTGTTCCACAGTTCTCGATTGTACTCAGAGACAGGATCTTTACCACCAGTAGTGGTCAAAGAGTTCTCAATGTACCAACCACCAGGACCTTGGAAGGCGTGAGAGTACATCTTGACCCAAGGAAGATCTTCTCCCTCAGGAGCAGGTAGGAAACGAATGATTGCGGAACCAACACCAGTCTTGTCCATCTCTGGTTTCCAGAAACGATCGTCTGGACCACCACCACTGGTGTTCATTTTTTCTACTTCCTTCACCAGTTTCTCAGTAAGAGAACCCAGTTTAGATTGCTTCTTCAGATTTTCAAATGACATTTGTATACCTCGGATTGTTTGGATTTGGCCTGTGTGTACTCCATTAGTTTACAGGTCAGAACCTGTATTGTCAATGCGTTCCTTCATGGTTTCAAGAAGTTGCGTCATGTTACCAAAGATAACATTCATATCAACGTTGGAAGGAAGTCCCATCATCTGAGCAGATTCTTGAATTCTTTCCTTCATCTGAATTGCTTGAGGGTCATCAGAAAGTTTAAGACGAGTATAAAGAATCTGTTGCTTATTCAATAATCTCTCTAAGAGAGCAACATGAAATAACTTTTCCTCTCGATTCATTCGAGGAAACTCAAATACATTTCTATAGATATCTTCCTGAAGATCAGAAATTTCAGCCATCTCAGCACGGACGACTTCAGAATCAAAAAAACTCATGTTCCCCCAACGACTTCTTTAAGTATTTTTTTATAATGGAATACATCTATATGTAGGAAAGGTGAATACTTTCTCATTTTTAAACTGACGGTTTCCCACACAGGGTCTTTTAGTTTCTTATCAAAGTTCTTCCCGAACAGGAATATCTTATCGTATATCACCAGTGTTTCTATACTGATATTACCGATCAAGAAATTTTTTAAGAGAAGTGGATGTCCCTTAGAACAATCAAACACTTCTTCAAATTTGTCTTCAAATAATTGTTGAGATTCTTCCTTAAACAAATAAGAAAGAGATTGAATTCTTTTCTGCCAAGACTTATATCTCAATTCTCCTTCTTTAATTAATTCACCAATCCATACTGTCTGAGGATCAGTGCAACTAATAAAGTTTGCAACAAAAAAATCTATAACTTCTTTATCTTCTTTTTGTCTGGATAACTTTTCAAACCAGTATCTATCCTTCCGTTTATAAAAGGATTGTAGTGATGCACGACTCTTACCTTGATACTTGTGATAATCATAAGAATCTTTTGTGAAATGATTCTTCAGAGCAAGGTAAGTCTTATAAGTATCAAAAGGCACCATTCAAAAAAGTAATATAGGGATTTTTACCGGGAAAATTTTTCCACTAAAAATGAAATTAAAAAACCAATCTGGCACGAGAAGTCTTCTTCAAGAAGTTTAACTCCATGGCTTCGTATTTAATCTTTTCTTTCAATGGTTTTGAAATAAGTTTTGGAACAGACTCAACATCAATACTATTCTTTTCACAAAAGTGAACGATGGCATCAATGTAATTCATATCCTCATTATGTTGTACGAGATTCTCGATCTCTTGGGCAAATCGAGAAGGACAGAAAAACTTATTCTCTAGTGCTTTTTCTAATTGATTCTCCATTTGACCTAACACAGTGATGTACAATCTTTTTCCTCAACTTTTGTTCATTCTAACACAAAAGAATAAAAAGTCAAGAAACTTGTTCTAACTTATCGTTTACAAATTTCTTGATATATTGCGTAAGCAATTTTATGTATTTTTTCTTGTTGTATTCTTCGTAGACTTCTACTTCTCCATTCTCACAAGTCATAATAATTACAAACTTCTTTACAGATAATCCAGTGAGTTCATGAAGCATACACGCATATGCACAGCACTGAACGAAGTATCCATCAATCCACTCTCGTGGTTTAGGTTGTTTAGAAGTCTTAAAATCGATGATTGAAAGTTCTCCATCAAACTCTGCGATGCAATCGACAGTGCCTGCAACACCCAAGTATTGACTATAAAGAGAACCTTCAAGGGTATAAATGTTATTTATACGTTTAAGAGCAGGGATTGCAATTTGAAAGAGATGTTCTGAAATAGGAAGAACATCAGAGTTGCAATCCATGTTCTTCAGATACTGTTCAATTAAAGTATGAGTATCTGTTCCCCGACTTGTTGCTTTACGAGTAATGCGATCTGCTTCATCATCACCAACCTTTTTACGCCACGCAGCAAACTTTTCTTTACTGAAATGACTGATTACTGATGTGATAGAAACAAACTTTTGAAGTTCTTCTGAAGTAGGAACTTTATAATAACGAACTCCATCAATAGTCTCCCTCTCAAGTTGAGGGAGATTCAATTCAACATGCTCAAACATCACAAATTCAATTCCATCTTAGCAACAAGATACTCCTTACAGAGACCAGAACGAACAATATCTTCGACACCAAATTCAATCATAGACATTGAAGGCATCACTCTCAAAATTCTTATAAAATCAACAATACCATTACGTTCATTTGTTTTCACAAGGTCTGATTGAGTTGCATCACCACAGAACATAATTTTAGAGTTCTCACCGACACGAGTAATGATACTATCAAGTTCGTGGAAGTTCAAGTTTTGGAATTCGTCAACGATAATAATTGCATTATCAAGTGTAGTTCCACGAATAAAAGAAGTGCTCCAAAAACTAATCGTTCCTTGAGTTTTCAGATTACCATACAACATTTCAAATGCAGAATCATCAGGCATTTCAAACATATACTTTACCATATTCTTATAAGGAATTTGATAAAGACTTGACTTATCCTCGTGGTCTCCTGGAAGGAAACCAATTTCACGAGTTGCAACCAAAGACCTTACAATATAAATCTTTTCGTAAGGTGTTCTCTCATCCAAAACATCACGCAATGCATTGTAAAGAGTGATGAATGTCTTACCAGTACCAGCAGCACCGTAAGCCACAACGTTTTGTTGAAGTTTATATTGTTTAAACAGTTCCTCTTGATTATCAGTAAGAGGCTCAATCGTCTTTATGATATCAAGATTGATTGGTTTCTTGCGTTTCATTTGTCTATTGCTCATTCCAAATGGCACAGGATTTGATACTCTTTTTTTCGGCATGTAATCAATTAATCGGTTTTACTTTAGAACCTGGCATCTTAGCTGCTTTTTTCAAAACATCATTCCATCCAGGATGTTTAACTCTGAGTTTATCATAAACTTCACCAATCTCACCAAAGTTTGGGAAAGTAGATGGATCGGAATAATCTCTTTCCCAATCAGGATTGTCTTTCTTCCACTGGTCCCAGTCATGAACACTCATCTTGACTTCTTTTTGTTCACCAGTTTGTTTGTTAATAACGGGATATACTGCCATAAAATTTTCTAAGGTATAGGGATATTTATTAAGACCACTCAAGTGCTTCAGACACTGCGGGAAACTGTTCATTAAAGATAGAACGAACTTGTTCAGCAATCTCCATGTGTTCCTTCTGTGTACCGTGTGCGGATCGAAGATCGATATAATGAATCCAAGAGCGCACTGAGCCTGTCATATACAATCTTGTAGGAGTTGCTAGAGGCAATACAAACCTTGCACACTCTTTTGCTACTCCTGCCTCTAGGAGACGATTGTAGAGTTGCATACCACGTTCAAAATAAAGACGAATCTCTTCAGTCATCTGCAGTTTCAAATAATCAGGGATATCATCAATAGAGTTCTGACGATTCTTTGTATCCTGACGACGAAGTTCTGGCAGAGGAATAGTCTTACTCAAAAGATTACTATCAGCATATCGTTGCGAAAATTCTTGATATGTAAAAGAACGGTGGCTAAGAATTTGAGCT